TCATTATTCAGCTTTGGTTTTCTTAGGTTTTAACTTTCCTTCTAGTGCTAATTTAACAGCTTGGTTTTTACTATCTGATAAATATCCTACAACTTCATCAGTTGAGCTACCTAAAAGATCTTCCCCATTATAGAAATAAGTACCTTTCTTTTTAATAATATCTTTTTCAATTAATGCTTCTAATAAAGCTTTAATTGGAGTGTCCTTAGCTTTTGCAAGTCTAATAAACTCTTTAAAGTCAGCTTTTACATTTTTATATAATTCTGCTTTAACCATTGTTTCAGACATACTATCAACTCCACGTTTACCGTATATTCTTAACAATCCTCTCTTCTCTTCGATTGTTGCTTCATTAAAAGCTTCAATAGCCATAAATTCATATTCCATTTTACTAGCCTCAATTTTACTTGCTGCTTCTGGATCATAAATATAAAACAAAGCTGTTGAATTTCCAACTACATCATGTTCAGTTCTTGCGATCTTATCATGCTCTTGCAACATTCTGAATTTTAATTCATCATATGCATTAACTATATTGAAAATAGTTAACTTATCATTTCTAAGTCTGACTTCCATATCTCCCCAAAAATCTGCATTACGTTTACTTAATGTTCCTTTTGGTAAGTTTAATTCTGCTTCAAACTCTGTTTCCTCTTTTTGAGTTAACCCGGTTTTATATAAACCATTTGCACTTAATTGTGCTCCACCTATTACTGTTTGTGTTTTATTGTAATAAGATTGACCTGAGAATTTATTACGAATAATAGGTCTAATAACATACTGTTTTGCTGTAATTTCCATTGTTTTTTTAATAATTTGCCTTTATTAGTTTTAAAAAAAGAGAGTGTTTGTGTAAGGTACACTCTCTAAGAAACCTTATATTTACTAGCTAATTGAACTTGCGTCTAATGCTAATTGAGCTGCATCTGATGGGTCACGTAACATGATACCACATTCTGTCATTGCTTCAAATGTGTAACCATCTACTGAACTTGCAGATGAACCATTCTTCTTAGGTCCATAAGGTCCGTACATTCCCTCGATGTAAGTTGTTACCATCTCACGATCTTTAGAGTATACTTTTTGAATATTTGGTTCTCCCTTGTTATAAGATTTAAAGTTTAAGAAAGTCGCTTTGTAAGACTCAGCTGGTTTACCAGTTTGAGGGTGCAACAAACGATTTCTTACTGTATCATTGTAAGGCTTATACTCTTTTAAAGTGATCTTATCACCATTTAAACCTGTATAAGTCATAAACTGACCATGTAATTCTAAGTTTTGTCCTGAACCTGCGATGAATTTAGAATCTACTAAATTGAAAGCTGATGCTGAACGTTTCATTGCTTGATCAAATAAGTTCATGAACTCACGACCACATAATGCTACATACTCACGAGGACCATCTTCAGTACCATTGTATGCTAAATCTCCCATGAAATCACGAATAGTTTTTTCAGTTAAAGTAGTATACAAACGTTTGTTACCTGGAGCAATTTGATTCTCTAAACCTGCACCTGAATAAATTGTATTTCCAGAAGCACCTTTTAAATCAGTTGTACCATTAGATTTAATATTTGATTCACCAAACATTAATGAAATTTCAATCTCATCCATGAATTGCTTCCAGAATTCCCACTCAGCATATTTTACCCAAGTGTTAGTTTTCTCGTTAGTTTCAGGATTTAACATTGAAATAACCATAACACGGCTGTGAGCAGCACCAGTTACAGAATATTTTTTACGCAATGTAGACATGTAGTTCTCTAACATCATTGGTGTTGCATAGTGTGTTTCACCAGATGTACGAGAGTGGTCATGCTCTACTAAGTTGTATTCTTTAGATACTTCTTTACCAACAGCTAATAAAGGAGAAGGTACAGATTTAGTAATATCCGCTGTTACCAATTGACATACTAAGATATAATCCATTCCATCATAGATTGGTTCAGAAATTACACGAGCTCTATAATCTGGATTATCAAATAATAAAACGTCACCTTCTGAGAACCATTTTTCACCTACACCAATTTTAAAAGTTGTAGCGTTGATACCTACGTTAGTAGCTGCGTCAAATACTGCACGAGTAATTGCAATTGCTTTACGTGAGTCACCGATGATATTCCAACGATATTGAATTCCATCAATTTCTTTAGATTTACCCATTCCACCTGTTAAGAAAGAAAGAGCATTTTTATAACCATTTTGTTTGTTATAAATACGAGTAATAACTTGGCTAGCAATAGCTGGCTCAGTTAAAAAGAACGTTGACAAGTGAGAGTCTTGAGTAAGACCTGCATGCCAGTTCATGTTTGTTATTTGTAATGGACTAATTTGCATTTTTTAATTTATTATATTGTTAGTAATTATACTCTAATTATAGTAAGCCGTTATTTAATGCCTGCTTAAAAGCACTGAAGTTTCCTGTTGATCTCTCTTGACTAAATGAATCATTTTGTCCAGTTTTCAATTTACTTCTTCCATCTTTGAAATTAGAAAGTTTACTAGCAAGTTCAGAATTAACTTTGTTCTTTACTTTCACTTCTAACTTAGACATATCCCAATCATTCATTGCTAAGTAAGCATACATAAATTGAGCATTCTCATTAGTTTCATTATGCTTTTGTAATCCTGTTTTACCAGTCTTATCAGGCTTCATAATGAAATCCCAAAGATTATCTTTCATTTTCGGAGTTAACTTAAAACCTTGAATCTCATCCTTAGCATATAATTTAGCCTTGAAATCTTCATATTGTTTTTTAGCCAATTCCTTTTGTTCAGCGTCATACTTCTTCTGAACTTCAACTAATTGCTCTTGGTAAGACTTTTCTGCATTTTGTAATTTAGTTAAAGCTGCTTTAGCTTTCTTTTCCAAAATACCAGAAACTTCATATGTGTCCAGAGTTTCATTAATTTCATCTTCATCTTCACCTTGAGCTTTTAAATATTCTTTTAAGACAGCCTTTGAATCAGATTCATCTTCTAATTTAAAATCAGCCCAAGAGCTTTGATTGTAGTAAAGATCCATAAATTGTTTAGGATCCCCACCTGCTTCAACAAATTCTACAAGTTTGTGAACATCTTCAGGTAAGCTTTGTTTATACCTTTCAACTTCTTTCTCTACTGTAGAACTCATTAGTTTTTTTAAACCATCTTCCGAATCTTCAAAAGTTTCTTCATCATAGTCTACTAAACCTTTATCACCTAACCAACTTGCAAATACTTTGAGAGAAGAATCTTCTGAAGTAGTTGTTTCTGTAGATTCAGTTGAAGTAGTTTCTTTAACTTCTTCTTCTGTTTCCTGGATAGATGTTTCCTTAGTTTCTTTTTTAACTTCTTTAGTTTCAGTTTTTGCAGTTTCATCTGCTGGAGTTTCATCAACTTCATTTGTTAAACTTGAATCTAAACTTGTTTTACTTACAGAATTATCTTCCTTAAATTCATCTGTAAATTGCATTTCTAAACCTTCTCCAAATGGAGTGTCAAGAATATTAAACTCCTTTAATGGAGCACTCTCTTTTTCTTTACTCATGTTTGCCTTATTAGTAATATACTATAAATATAACTGTTTTGGTTATTGTTTCCTAATTGAAAAAGTTAGACAGTTAACTAACCTTCTATAGCTTTATCATTTTAAATTTTTTAATTTGTAAAGTGTCTGATATGTTAAAGTACTGATTTCATCAATTTGGTTTCTTAAATAAGATTCATGAAATAATAAATAAGCCGAACCTTCATCTGTCATTTTAACTAATTCTTCTAAACATTTAATACTATCTCCTGACTTAGTATTAGAAATTACAATCTCTATAATACCATACTTACCTTGATAAGATTCCACTAAGCTGTCTATTAAATCTAATACATCTGAATAGAATCCATTTAATGCAGAGTGTGCTGCAAAGGATCCTGGTCCAGTTACTTTTAAATGATTTAAATGAATCTCATCCCTTAGTTGAAATAGTTTACCAAAGAAATCCCCTGGTTTCATTGTATTTAATTTAATTTTAGGTACTTCCATTATTTTTTAGTTTTAGATGCCTTAGCTCTAGCTGCAGCAATTTTCATTTTTTCAACTTCAAGCTTATTCTTCATTTCTTTTTCTTTAAGCTGGTGATCTCTCTTCTGCATAAGCTCCTGGCTGCGGTTCTGCACTTCTATAGCTTTAATTTTCTTATTCTCCAATTCATTCTTTAATTTAATCTCTTTATCCTTTTGAGCTAATAAAGCATCATGTTTAGCTTTATCATTACCAAGTTTAGATTGTTCTAAGAATGCTTTAGATGATAACTCTTGTTGTTTTAAAGCATTAGCTGCAATCTCTGAAGGATCAGGAATACCATTAGCATTTTGATCTAAATTTTCTTGTCTAGCAAATACACCTATTTCAGCAACTTGTACTTTTGTAGAATTATTAAGTTCTGCAATATATCTCTCTTGATCAAGTTTTAAATGGTCTAATTCAACTTGTTCAGCATGCATTTGTTGTTGAATAGATTCAACTTTCATTTCATGTTCTTGTTGAGCCTTACCTTGGTCAGCTTGACGTTTATAGAATTCCTCTTCTTTACGTTGTAATAATCTTACAATATCTCTAGGAGAATCATTCATTAATGTTTCTACAATTGCAGATAAATCTACTTTTTCAGATTGTAAAGCTACTTGAACTAATTGATCTAATTTAGCTTTTAACTCAAGATCTTTAGTATTGTTAGTTACAAATACATTAAACTCTGAAGATTCAAATTCATTTTCTTCTAAATTTAACATTTCTATACCCATGTCATCTAAAACATACTGAGCACTTAATCCTTTTTTATAAGCAATCTTAGCTACTTCAATCATCGCTGTGTAAGCTCTACGTTTAACTTCAGCATGAGCTTCATATAAATATTCAGTAATTAAAGAAGATTGATTAACAGATCTTTCTACATTACCTACTAATTCTGAATTATTAATAGCACCTAAACGTTGAGGTGTAACACCGGATACAAAAGCTACTTGTTGCTTAATGTAATCTAGCATGTTAATATATTGTTGAATAGATTGACTAAGACTTAAATCAATAGCCTGGAACTGATTAAACTTATTAGCTAAATGTCCAGTAGCGTTACCTTTCTTACCTTCTTCAAAACTATTGATAAAGGCAATATTCATCTCTTTCAGATAATACATCCATCTATCTAAGTCGATTCCATGTTGTTCAGGAATCTGAGCTAAGTCCATAATAAACTTCTTACCTTGGTCAGAAGCAAATGCTATCTCTAATCTATATGAAATAATATCATATAAATATTGGTAAGGTTTTAATCTATCTATTAAACTAACTGATTGAGAATTAGTTGCTTCATATATAAATCCAGTATAACCTAATCTACAGAAGTAAGGATTGTCTAATCTACGTCTTTGGTTAGCTTTAGGTTTAATATCTGTGAAAATATCTAATCCAATTTTAACACCTTCCCAGGCTTCATTAATCCAATACCATTCTACTTTAGCATCAGGGAATGCTTTTCTAAATACACTAACATTGAAAAGTTCATCAATGATCTCTGTATTAACATTTCCATCTTCATCGGTCCAAGTAACATCCCCAATCTTTTTCATAGATTTCCACTCTACTCGTGTTACTCTAATAGAATAGTTATTACTATTATTTCCATTATAAGCATTAGTAGGTGTAACTCCCGCAAAAGCATTTTGGTTATTAGTTACTTCAAATTGAGGTTCAAATCCTCCAGCTGTATTAAAAGAACCAAAAGTTCCTCTAGTATAATTCTCTAATTTCTCTATATCTTCTTTAGATAGAATATCTCCATATTCATCTAAAATAGTGTTGATAGCCAACATTCTTTCTTCTACTACAGCAATAGCATCATCTACAAATGTAGTATCTCCATCAAGAATCACTGTCAAGTTAACTGGGTTAACTCTACGCATAGCTACTTCATTGTTTTCAATACCTATCCAGTAAATCTCTTCACCAGCAATTAAAGCATCTTTCCAACCTTGACTAAGTAATAAACGAGTATTAAGTTTCTTTTTAAGAACCTTTAATATCTTATTAGCTTTAGATTCAATTATATCCGACGGTGTATATTTTTCATGCTTAATGATTTCTTCCGGTGGAGGCGGTGGATTATTAGGATCTGCATTAGGATCAATTTGATAAGCCAAACCTTGTTGTAAAGCTTCAAAAATCTTTTGTTTAATCCCTGCAGTCTTTCTATTAATATCATCTGGAGATTCTGTAACCACAATATGGTTGTCAGGTCTCTTAGTTTCTTCACCAATAAGCAATCTAATTGGTTCAGATATAATATCATAATGTTGAAATCTAGCTGAAAATGTGCTTGAGTTACTAATACCAAGCGGATCACATATTGCTTCAATATCTTTATGATTGACTTTACCATTATATAAATCATAGTTAATTAACTTTCTGAATCTATCAGAACGTAAGTTACTACCATTAGTGTATCTGTAATTTGAATAATAATTTATACAAGATTTACCCCACTCTTTGTCCTTTTGGGACATAGGTAATTTTTGTTGTGGTAAATTTTGACCACCTAAATTGGCATATATATCTTGACTCATTAGTTTGTACTTGCGTTAAATTGGGAACTTTTCCCCTTAAATATAAGGCTTTTCTTCCAGATTTTATCTAAATAAGAACCTGATGATGAAGTGATGTTTGATAGCTCTTCCACATGTATTCTATGTAGCTCGTATGTTTGTAATATGCATAACATTATGGCTATGACTCTATCAGTGTTTATTTCACGATCATAAGCTATTAATTCTTTTAATAATGGGATAGACTTAACTGTTTGAAATCTAACTATTTTGGATCCTTCAGTTGGACCATCTACTTCTTCATATAACCATTTCTTAAGGTATAACTCACATTGGTCTTTAATACCCGATGCTCCATTACTACCTCTGTTCATATGAATACCATATCCACGTTGTACTCTTGAGTCTTTGATCATATCTTTAATAATACCTGGTTGTTCACACATGTACATTAGAGAGTTCTTTTGTTCAAAGTATACTTTTAATCCTTTTAATTGATTTTCATATAGTACTCTAGAGTTATAGTAAATACATAATTTTCTACAGTTTTCATAGAACTGTTCAGCAGTATCTGGTCTAGAAGTATACTCTGCTACAATAATATCATGAGTACTTCCTGCTTTATAGAATCTCTTATAAACAAAGATTGAACCTAAAGATCCAGATTCTGACTTATCCTGATCATAAGGATCGCACCCTGCTACATATAAATAATTTGGAACATTACCATTAACATCTTTTTCAGGATGCTCCCAGATTACCATACACCCATCTGTAGAGAATGACTCTCCTGATTTAGGATCTTTTCTTAACGGAAAGTCTATAATGTGAACTAACTCATCATTAGGTCTCCATTTAAGTTCTCCAACATCAAAGAATAATTCACCTTTTTGAGCTTGACCTCTAAGACTAGGAGTATTTTCTAAAGTACCTAACCATTCTAACATCTCTGGAGAACCAAATACATTACCCTTATTTCTTAAGAATGCTTCTTTCCAAGTAGTAGGGAACTGGGTAGTAATGTTATGAATTGCTTTAGGATCTAAACCATGTTTAGCTTTAGCTCTTAAAAATTCAATATCATCTAAGGCAGCTTCATGATTAGAATTACCATCATCATCTACCATGGGTTTTTTATACCATTTAGATTCTGGATTTAGACATAAACCTAAACGTCCTTTTGTAGCAGAACTAAAGAATCCTATTCTAGCATTAGGATTGAATGGATCCTCAAAGTCTAACATGTTATATTTTTCAGGGTTAGTAAACATCTCATAGAAATACTTACTACCTGAATCCATATCACCTGATGAACCAAATACTAATGATACCCCTGTATAAGTAGAACCATCTTTAATCAAAGGTTCTGTATATCCATAGGTATCTGTAATATTATTAAATACACCGGCCTCATCTAATATTAACCAAGAAGCACTTAAACCTACGGCTGCAGTAGGATTGTCTTTAAAGCTGATTGCTCTAACTTCAGAGTTAAAACCTTTCCATACTTTAACACCACCTACTGTTGCCTGGTATCTAGCCTTAATAAAATCTTTAAGATCAGGATTCCTCTGTTTTCTAAACTCTGTATTAGTGTTGATAAAGTTTGAATTATCAACAACCATGTTCATTGTATTCTGACTGAATGAACTAAAGAATGCTCCAATTACTGCTTTACTATCTGGATAGAAGTAGAACTCATGTGTACATATTGCAGCAGCTTTATAAGACCAACCTTGACGACGACCTTTTAC